GTCAATTCCGCGTGTTGTTTTGCGTGCATTTTTTTGCGTCTTTCGGTGTGTTGTTTTTTGTGGTGTGGTATGATGTGAGTGTCAACCGATAAGGAAGGTAAATTAATATGTGGTATTTTGTCATAACCAATGATGGGTTTCAGGTGTTTGAAGTTCTACCTGATTGTGTAAGGCCGAGCGGTATATTTCTTACGGCGTCTTTGAAGTCCTCGTTAGACGGGGTGCTGTCTTATGTCAGGCATATGTACGTCGGAGTGGAGGTAGACGTGAATATTGATAATGCCACGTTTGATATGGATAGTATTATGGTTGGCATGGTTAAGGTGGTGCTAGTATAATGGTTGGCATGATTGTTGCCGTTTGCATACTTTCAGCGTTGTTTCTCATAGCGGCTGCTATGGTGTTTTGTGAGTTGCCGCGTGATTGGCGTGACACGTTTTGTTTTTTGGTTATGCTTACTGTGAGCGTGGCTATTGTGTTGGTTTTTGTAGTGAAAGGGGTCTGAAATGGTTAAGGATGATAGGAAGATTGCAACGTTCCACTCTCCGTTTAGGGGTGGTGACGTTGGGCTATGGTATTGCGCTCACCGCAATGTGTACGAACTCTGGTATGATGTCCGTTTTTACTCGATGGACGGATTGACTGATGCAGTTGCATTAACTCCGTATGATGCATGCGACTACGAACAGGTGGTTAACATTATCGTTGACGCTACCGACTTGGCGCTTACTCCGCTTTTAGAAAGGAGTTAGTCGTGTATTTTCGTGGTTGGGTTCATTCGTGGACGTGTGGCAGCTGTCCTGACGCTGATGTGTATTGGCGGTTGCGCGCTTTTTGGGCTGGTGCACGGCATAGGCGTAGCGCTTATAATCCGCCGAAACGGTGCTCTGATAAGGCTGTGTGGCTAAACATGTGGCTGTATGGTGCTGCGTCTGGCGAGGGTGGATTGGAGTTTTAATTATGAAATTGAAGAATTTGAATTTTGATAAAAGCGAAAAACGCACAAACTGGTTTGACGATGGCGTGCTGGACGATGACCGTGTGCGTCGTGTCATTCGTGGGCGTCGCCGTAATCTGCACTTGCGTGAATACAATCGAGGTGAGGGCGATTGGGAAACATTATGCCGTAGTATAGCGCTGCTCAAGGACTTTTATAAGCTTCAAGGGGCGCAGGTGGCGTTCGCTGACGGTGTGGAACATGCGGCAAACGTTTGTCTGTCACTGTCCCCCCGCACGTCGCGCATCGGCGCGTTGGCGCGAACTCAGGATATTGAAATGATGGGCGGCGTCATTTATGCTCCGGCAATGGTGGCGTGGTGCGCCGTCTGTCATGTCAAGGGGGCGACATGCTATGAAATGTGTAAAGTCTGGGATGGTAACGAATTTGCCCAGACTGTCATCAAAATCGCGTGTCGATGTTTTGACAATCTGACAGATGTGCGGTATACTGATGAAGACATTGCAAGAATGTCGCAACAGCAGCAACACTATAATAAGGCGGTATGATTATGGCATACATTAAGAGAGCCAAGCATTACAGTATCGTGCGCGGCATTGCACGCGGTGAAAACGGTGAACTCGTTGACGCTGAGGTGGTCGTAGACGGCGCGTGCCGTACTGCTGACATGGCAATGAAGAAAGCCCGCAAAATCAACAAGGACATGCTACCAATGTCCGCCGAATATCATGCGCAGGCAACGCGCATGGATGAGGCAATCTATTGGGCTAATTGCGAATTTGGGGATGATACCATTATTGACTATCCGGGGCCGGTTAACGGCAACGTGGTCGAAGATGATATTATCTCCGAGGAAAAATAATTATTAATTCCTATAAGGAAGGGCAATACTAATGGCTGACAACGAACTAACCGTAACGAACGGTAACAATTTTGCGGCGAACGGCGCTAACGCCGTATCTCACTTCTTCGATACTTCCACGATGGACGGCAAGATGGCGCTGTACAACGCCATGCAGACCGCTGACAAGGTAGACGAACACCTCAACGAGCCGTTGCATGTCACCAACGTGCTGGCTCAGGCCATCGAAGTCGCCAATCAGGAGACTGGCGAAATCAATGCGTCCACCCGCGTAGTCATTCACGCGGAGGAAGGCGACTTTGCCGCCGCCTCCCCTACGCTGGCGCACGCATTCGGCAATCTGTTCGCCATTTTCGGGACGCCGGACACGTGGAATCAGCCACTTGCCCTCAAGGTGGTGGAAAAGAAGAGTCGTCGTGGCTACAAATTCTTCGACCTCGAATTGGTGTCGGAAAACAAGCGTAAGTAACACTGTTGTCCGCACCGTATGATATCATGGCAATGTCCCTATAGGGATGTTGCCGCCAGACTCACCCCCCGCCGTTTCCATCCTTGCGGCGAGGGGTGTTTCATACTCACAGGGGGAATCGTGGCAAAACGCAAAAACCGCCGACGCGCTGACAATCTGAAACGCAACGCCGCAATCAGGTCGGCACAGGTACGCCGAGAGCGGGCAGTCAGAGATTACAGTACCGGACGACTCCCCAAGAAAATCACCGAAACGTTTTTAGGAAATCTCAGTGCCCAACAGCTTGAACAGGTAGCACGACGCATTGGGCAGGAATTTGGAGAGCAACAGCAAGCCTTAAGGGCGCGGGATAATGAGCCGTATCAGGTTGTTCCCGACGTCCACGTCACGAAACTTGACCGTGAGATGGCGTCGCGTCCGCTGATTACCGACGCGGAAATTGCTGCCGCCCCGTCGAAACGTCGGAAAACATTGCGGCAGCAGCAGCGCCGCCGAGTCGAGGCACGGCAGAAAATCAAGCGTGCCCAACAATTCGAGGCGCTGAGCATGGCCCGCTATACCGTGGGTGAGATGCGTGAGATGGAACGTGCGGGTGAATCGCCGTTCGACGTGCTGGGAACTCACACGGTCGGCGGTTCGGCGCGTGACGAACTCATGCGAAGCCGTGCGAACGTGTTCGGCTCAGAGCGTGGTATAAGTCATGCGCGTGCGATGATTCGAGAGGGGAGCCGTAGGAAACTTGAGCGAGAAGTGCTTGAATACGCCGGACTTATTGGACGTGCTCCGTTACGCACAGGAACTAGACGGATTCCGGAAAACGAGGGTGTTTCGGACTTCGATAAGGTCGCGCAGCAGCTCGAAGCGTTCGATTCCAGCGTGGCTCAAAGATTTGCCGCTTTGTCGAACCGACAAAAACGACGGCTAATCAACAACACGAATTTCAGCACCGTAGTACGCGAAGCAACGTGGTATAATGATAAGGCTCATAAATGGGAGACTAAAGCGGACGCGGGAGATGTAGAGACACGACTTGATGAATGGATGAACAGCGCGGCAAGGCACTAAAAAAAGGATGGAATTATGCGAGAGCGTCGAACGGCGGCAACAGACGGCGCAACATTATTGACGGATGACGGTATAGCGCCATTGACGGTGAACGCCGTCGTCCGTCTTACGATGCTTGACCATCATACTCGCGTCTGGTGTGCTCACGGATGGCAGGACATCAAGCCCATAGCGGCTGAGTTATTGAGACGTCTCCCCTTGCAATCGAACCCAGCAAAGGATGGCGTATGGGGTACGTTCAACATTCGCGGTCATTTCTACAGTTTCCGCGTGCGCATGGGCGGCATCACCGTGGATTTTCTGGACGTGCGCAACATCACACGCGACGATGGGTTGAATGTCTCGCGTGAAACGTTTGGCGGAGCCACCGACTTGGAAACCACGTGGAATATCGCACAGGAATGCGACGCCCTGCAACTCAAGGGCACCACCATAGCGTCTATGGCAATGAGCGATTACATCGGTGGAGATTACGCCGGATTCAAACAGCACTTTCCGCCATTGGATAAAGCGGAATATCATCGGATGCGCCCCGCATACTATGGCGCGATAGTGTACAGCAGGCCAGGTGAATATCGGGATTGCAGGAGTTGGGACGTGAACAGTCTCTATCCGAGTATCATGCGCGACCTTGCCATGCCGGTAGGCTCTCCAGTCTGGTATGAAGGAGAATATCATTATGACGCCGATTATCCGCTGCATATCGATGTTATCGCGTTCGACGCGCGGCTGAAAACGGGAAAAACGGCGACACTCACAAACATCCTACCCGTATGGGGGTACGAGGGCGAACGTATGGACAGCACGTTAGGCGTCGTCACCATGCCGCTAGCCGACGTGGATTGGCAGACCCTGACGGAAAACTATGATGTCCATGTGTGGGATTATATCGGCGGTTGGAAATTCCGTAAATCGCATGGACTTTATTACAACTACGTTGACAAATGGTTCCACGTGAAACAAACCGAAACCGGAGAGCGTCGTCAAATGGCGAAACTATTACTTAATTCGTTGGTGGGAAAATTCGGGGCATCGCTTTACCGGCCTATGCTGCACCCGAAACCCTCTGGCGACGGCGGCGTGGATTTTACCGTGGACAAACCTGAGTCAACCAACTCACTCGCATGGCTACCGACCGCCGCATATGTCAACGCCTACGGTCGGCAAATATTGTCACGCGCAATGAATGAGAACGCCGACCGCGTGCTCTACGCCGATACGGACGGCATGATATTGGACGGACTGGACGCACCTATCGGCATCGAAACGGACGACAAGAAACTAGGCGCGTGGAAAAACGACCACACCTATGAAAAACTTCGCATTCTCGGCAATCGCAAATATTGCGGCGTAGAGGAAGACGGCGGCACGGTGATGCGGTTGAGTGGCGTGCATCGAGCAGCCCCTATCCCCTACGACGGTTTCCTACCGGGGTCACGCCATGTCAACGATGACGGCTGTTTTTTTGTGTTATAATGTCTGGTAGCGGGGTGTGCGTCCCAAGCCGATTCAATGGCCCGACCGGTAGGCAATCGGTAAGGCGATTCGGTCGGATGTAGACGTGCGTAGCCAACGCCCATCGACGGCGAGGGAGCCCGCACAGCCTAGCAAATCCGGCACGGCAGCGTGATTGCTGCCGTGCCACTTACCTTGAGAGGTGATTATGGACGACACCGAAAATGACGACAAGCCGGACACCACGCCCGACAACGAGCCGGACGCGACCGCCGACGACAATACGCCGAACCCGGAGCCTGAAACGCAGGACGATAACGAACCTGAAGACGCGGACGACGACAAGAACGCCGACATGGCCGACCGGTTGAGCGCATTGGAGGCGACCGTGGCGGAACTGTCTAAAACCATCGAGGCGATGCGCGACGCGGCAGCAGACCACGTGCTGCACGACGGCCCCGATGATGACGCGACGCCGGAATCGACTGAAATGACCGACGACGACTACAACGGCACCTACAGCACGTTCGACGACCTATATGAAGACTGACAATTAGGAAGGAATAACCATCATGGCAACTACTCCAGTGGTGACGCCGAAGCAGCAGCTTCGTCCGCTCACCGAATTCAACAACGCCCAGATTCTCAATATGATTCGCAACGAGGCGTCGCCAGAGTACCAGAGGCGAATGCCCTCGGCCACTCAGATGAATATGGACAGGCAGATGGCCACACTCATGTCGTCTACCCAGCTGAAGAACGAATTTTACTCGGCATTGGTGAACCGTATCGGCGGCACCTACGTGAATACGTGGCGGTGGAACAATCCGCTCAGCGTTTTCCAGCGTGCATCGCAGGCGTATGGCGACACGTGGCAGGAAATCGCCGTGGGAATGCCGCTTGCACAGGTCTATGATCCTGACGCGGAATATCTCGGCGCGGATAACTTCCGCAAGTGGAAAATCGACGTGGACTCGCTCTACCACCGTCTGGATTTCGCTCACTGGTATCCCGCGACCACGGATGACAAGACGCTCCAGCGTGCCTTCACGTCCGAAAACGGTTTGGCCTCGCTCACCTCGCAGATTCTCACATCCTGCTATAACTCGGCTGAAGTGGACTTGTTCGAGGCCTTGTGCCACCAGTTCGTGGAGTACGCGAAACTCGGCGGATACTGGCGTGTCCATATGGACAATGACCTGAATAATATGGGTAGTTCGGAAACCGACGCCCGCGACATGCTGCGCCAGATTCGCGCGTGGGCCGACACGCTAAAATTCGTTTCCACCAAGTACAACGCCCGTCACATGCCAACCTTTGCCCGTCCTGACGAACTCGTGCTGTTCTGTTCGCCTGAAGTCAAGTCGGCGCTTGACGTGCAGGGCCTTGCCACGGTATTCCAGCGTACCGACGCCGAGCCGACCATCGACCGGATTATAGTCATTCCGCAAGACCGTTTCGGCATGGATGGCGTGCAGGCCATTCTGACGACCGACAAGTTCCTAATTGACATTCCGGTCATCAACGAGATGACCCAGCAGACCAACCCCGTCAACATCAATTCGGTCAACCATTATCTGCATGTACAGCACATCATCTCAGTGTCCGGCTTCGCCCCCGCCGTGATGTTCTGGACTGGCGCGGCATCCACGGCCAACGTGGTGCCCCCTACCGGCACGCAGGCCGAAACGCCGACATTCCAGCTCAAGCTCGCCATGTATGGCGGCGGTTCGGAAACACCGAGCGATGTGGCGCGTGGCGGCGCGGTGCAAGTCACTGCCGATACGACCATCACCAATGACGGTACGGCCACGTTCCGGTCGAACGCGGTCGAGTATCATATCGGTGACACCGCCAAACCGAAGAGCGATTATACGTATATCTCGCCTACCGGCGTGCTGGTGGTCGGCCTCGACGAACCGAACACCACCATTCCGATTACCGCAACCGCCTTGTACACGAATCCGGCGACGCCGGAAGTGCCAGGCACCGTGTCCGCAGCTCTGGACGTGCCAGTGGTCGGAGACGGTGTTATCGGGTTCAATCCGTCCATCATCGCGTCGATTGCCGTGACCGTTCCGAGCGTGACCGTAGAACGCACGGCGCAGGCGACCGCTGTGGCGACCATGATTGACGGACGTACCGCCGACGTGACCGCACAGGCCGCATGGACGTCCGGCACTCCGGCGAACGCCACCGTGTCCGAGTCGGGCGTGGTGACTGGCGTCAAAGAAGGCAGCTCTGACATTACCGCCACGCTGTTCGGCGTGTCTGGGAAGAAGAGCGTGACCGTGACCGCGTGATATAATGAGAGAGTAGCCGGTTGGCTACTCTCTCTCACGGTGTGATGCAGGACAAGGCCCGGAGCGTAATCCACGTGATTGCTCCGGGCCTTGCCATACCGGAGGAAGATGATGATTAACGACGCGAATCCTTATGTGGAATCTAATTTTTCGTGGGCGGAATGGACGCCAAACACGACGTTGAAACTCTGCCGAGTGCCGTGGGACGCTTCATACCGTGATATCGTACGGTTTGTTTCACGTGAAACACAGCAGGAATGGTTCAACAAACTGGACGGCGTGGAATGCCGTCCGGCCACCATGCATATTTTCAACGCGCCAGCCCGCGTCGAACTGCCGTTCAACGAGGCGTCGAACTGGAATTATCTCGTAGCCTATAACGACTATCCCGGTTTGGAGAGGCCACGCGCATGGTATTATTTCATCCAGCATGTCGAATATGTCAACGCTCATTGCACACAACTTGTCTTGATGTTGGATGTGTGGCAAAGTTTCCAGCATGACGTCACATTCGGCAGCTGCTATGTGACGCGTGGACATATCGGCGTAGCCAATGAACACCAGTGGGACGACTACGGACGCACGTATCTCGCTTTGCCGGAAGGTTTGGACACAGGCAGTGAGATGGTCACAACGTCACAGGAATATCGAAGCATTATCGAAGGCCAGCATTATGACATAGACGGTGGTGGCGTCGATTGGGTCGATTACGGCCTGATTGTGGTCAGTACCACGAATCTCACCGACGACCCCGGCAGCACTTCCGAGCCAAAGCTCACCACCGCGACCGGCGCTATCTTCGAACAGGAAACGGACGGTTGTTCCGTTTATTACTGTGAAAATCGAATGGCGTATGTCGCCAACATCATGGCGCTTGGCACGCTGTTTCCTTGGGTGACGCAAGGCATTTGCGCCGTGTACATGGTGCCGAAAATCCCACGGGATTACGTGACTCGATACGGTTATAAAGTCACGGAAATCTACGGACAGGCGGTATCCGAGGAATATGGCAACATTTATTCTTTCAATTCGTCTCTCGATTCGGATTTACGCTACGAAGACGTTATGTCCGTTGCGAATTTTCGCAATAAATTCAACATCCCCGCCCGATACCAGAATCTGCGCAAACTCTATTGTTATCCGTTCTGCGTTATTGAATGTAGCTGTCTGAACGGCACGGTTATTACTTATCGACCTGAAGATATTCAATCCGACACGCTCACTATCCGCGAAACCTACACTTATGCGCCGTCCGGCGCAAGAATCAATTTTTACATTCCCGGATACAATGAGGCCGGAGCGAGTACTACGGTTCCGCTGCGCATTGACGGCAAGGATATGGGGCTGCCGATAGACGGCGGTGAAATGCTCGACGCAAGTTTCGGCATCACCAATCTGCCTCATTTTTCCGTGGTCAACAACGGGGGGGCGCTGGCGATGACGAACAGCGCGTACACCCGCGCCTACGCGCAGGAGTCAGCCCAATGGACTAGGCAGAAGGCTTTGACTTCGGCTAACGTAGCCAACTCCAATGCCGCATTACAGCGCGAATACGCCACGCGGCAAACCAATTGGGCAAACGAGAATCGGACGGCAACCAATGCCGTCACCGCAAACTCGCTTACCCAGTCTCTTGCCATCGGGCAGAATCAAACGAGTCAGATGGCTAATCTCCAAGTGGAGCAGAATATCAAGAGCAACAATCTCAATGGTATGGCCGGTATCATCGGCGGAGGGCTGAACGCCATCGCATCCCGCAGCCCGCTAGGCGCGGTGAACGCGGTTGGCGGCGCGTTCCTCGGCTCAGCGCAGACGGATATCACCAATCACGGCATCAATTCGTCGGCCGCTGTCTCTAATTCCACGGCGGCGGCGAGTACGGCGAATCAGCTTGCCACCAATGCAGCGGCCACATCGCAGGCCAATGCCTATGCGAGTGGCGCGACCGGACTGAGCAACCAGCTCAACGCCCTTACCTCGCAAGCCAATTACGGACTGGCTTCATACGCGGCTCAAGGTGACTACCAGAACGCCATCGCCGGGATTAATGCTCAAGTGCAGCAGATGCAGCTGACTCCCCCGACCACTTCGGGGGCACTCGGTGGTGACATGTTCAATCTCTCGAATGGCATTATGGGCGTGCTGGTGCGGTTCAAGACGTGTGCGCCGAGTGCGTTGAGGGCGGCAGGCGAGTACATGTTGCGCTACGGCTATTTCGTGCAACGATTCGTAACGCCCCCTGCTTCGCTGGAATGTATGGAGAAATTCACGTTCTGGCAGATGCAGGAAGCATATGTGAGGGGCACGCTTCCTGAAGAATACCGTCTGACCATCAAAGGTATGTTTGAACGTGGCGTGACGGTCTGGAACAAGCCTGAGTATATCGGTGTGACTGACTGGGCTGACAATAATCCACTTCCGGGCATTGGTTACGAGTGATATAATGGCAATATGAGTAGGTCTAAAAAGAATCGAGTTGGCGGCGCGTTGCACCCGCGCGGCAATTACGCGAAAACACGCGCCGTCACGCTTGATGACATGTATCTTCATTTGCTAATGGAACTCGCACTGAACCGTTTCAGTTGGCACGGTTTACCTCCCACCGTAGACGAACGTTGGCTGGAAATATGTCTGTGCGAATACGGTTGCGCGTTGTTTTTCGAAGACAAGCGTATCGGCAGGTTTCTTGTGACGCAGGCCGGATATCAGGGCAGGTTGAACGTGTATAATAATCCGACACGCTTCGAACCGGTAGGCGTCAACTACCATTACCGGCAGCTTAAGGCCGGTTCGGAATGCATTCCAATTTGGGATAATCGAATGCGCGTCGGATTCAAGCCGACATTATGGCAATACGCGCGGCGTCTCGCTGACATTGACAAGGCGTATGACGTGAACTTGGAGAGCCTGAAGCTGCCGACCATCATTACTGCCGACCCCCGCACCAAACTCACCGTGCAGAACATGCTTCAGCAACGGCAGGACGGTCAGGATTATATCATCGGATACGATTCGCTTGACCCGGGCAGCATGTTCCAGCCGTGGCCGAACACTACGCCTTATTTGTTGGATAAGTTCATTCAGCAAAAAGCGCAGGTGACTAACGAGGTGCTGGGATATCTCGGCATTCAATCGTCCGGCACGGAAAAAAAGGAACGGCTTATTTCGGACGAAGTGGCGCAAGCCAATGAAAAAGTTGACGTTTTCCGATTGAGTTTTTTGAAGGCGCGGCAGACTGCGGCGACTGAGATTAACCGACTGTGGCCGCAATTGAACGTGTGGGTTGAGTATGCGGACGCGCAAAGCTCTGGAGTGCCTAACGCGCTTGATTCAAGCGCAAGCGGTACGACGGACATTGATATGCCCGCCTCGTATGACGCGGGTATCGGAGGTGTATTGTGACACAGGATTTTAGCGCCTATGAGATGGCGACGCCGGGAGAATACACCGAAACTCTCGGCAATCTTATCGCATTCGGATTCGATACCGACGACAAGCTGCATCTTAGCGCCGACTATTATCCGATTTACAACGAATCTCACCGTGCGGAATTGAACGACAAAATCGTTCGACATTACGCATTAAGGGAAATCGGGCAGGAAACCGCGCAGCAATTCGTTTTCTACCTAGGCGTAACTATGGCGGAAATCATGCCCTATTTCAACGAACGCTACCGGACGCTGGACATGGAATATAATCCGTTGGACTCCATGGACATGACCACGGATAGCGAGAGCGGCAGCGAATCCCAGTCGTCCGGCAAAGCGTCCAGCGCACAGGATTCGACCAGCTCCAGCACATCCAAGTCGGATAATTCCAGCACCACCACGTCCAAAAGCTTCGATAGTGACGTGCCGCAAACCGGCGTTATGGGCGACTTCGCACGCTACGCCTCCCACGCGAACGAGTCGCAGGCGGACAGTTCCGGCACCGCGTCCAGTTCACAGGATTCAACCAGCCACACCACGGCGCAAAGCGCCACCGAATACCAACACGATTCGAGCAACGCAAAAGGCAAGAGCCACGTGAGCGGGCGCAGTCAGAGCGCTATGAGTCTGATTCAAGAATACCGGCAGGCGATTATCAATGTGGACATGGAGGTCGTGCGGAGCCTTGAGCCGTGTTTCATGCAGGTATGGGGTTCGTATGATACAATATTCAGTGACTGCCATAACTATGGAGAATGGGAGTAATTATGAGTGCCATTAATGCACTGATTCCACGGCAACGCTTGTTCGACGGGGTGCCTACATCCGTTCCGTTCACCTATCGGGACGGATTGACGACGTTGCAGTTAATCGAATGCCTCCGCCGCAATCTTGACTCTCTCCAATGCGATTTGAGCAAGCTAGAGGAGGCCACCACCGACCTCGCGACATCTGTTGACAAGGCCCTCGCGGATACTGTAGCACAGCTTAATAAGGAAATGGCCGCGTTGCGTGCTGAATTGCTTGCGCTGATTCATGAGATGGAGCAGCAGGGTGCGGCGACATCGCCGGTCTACGGGATTACGCAACCGCTCGGGGAAGTGTTGGGCGGCATGTATGACAATTCCCGCAATCATGGGCTTTTCTGGGGCGACTACGATAATATGCGGCTCACCGCGCAGGAATACGACGGGCTTACTCTCAACGCCCGCGAATACGACTTGAAGGCGACCGCCGTTGATAATTGCGTTCCCGGCGACTTCCCCGGCCGCTCACAATTCCCGTACGGCAAGAGCATGCCTGAGAATCCACCCGCCGACATGTCGTTCATCACGCAATCGGAAGCGGATGCACGCTATGTCGAACGCAATCCAACCGCAGACAATTTCGATAGGAAAGGATAATTGCCATGACTGCGACCAACAAGACAGAAAATTACGAACTTAGCCAGTTCGTCGGCACCGACCGACCTACGTGGCTCGGGGACTACAACAGCGACATGTCGAAAATCGATGCGCAGCTGAAGCAGAACGCGGACGACATCGCGTCAGCAACAGCAGGAGGTCTCACCTCAGTACACCATACCGCCGACCTTACCGGCAACGGTACGTCAGGCTCTCCGCTGGGCGTGGCGAGCACCATTGCCAAGAAAACCGATATCCCGGACGTAAGCGGATTCGCCACCACCTCCGCTCTCACTTCGGGGCTTGCGGGCAAGGTCGATAAAACCGCCTCGCAGCCCGGAACGCTCGGATTGACGGCGACCGAACTTGATTCGATGTACAAGGACGCGAACGGCATCGTCCGCGTTGGTAGCGCTAAAGCTTAGAAAAAAGGAGAATAACAATGTCTACCACACAGCATACCGGGCACTACAATCTGCCGACGTTTGGCGACAATCCGAACGACCGACCGTCATGGCGCGGCGATTTTACCGACGCTATGACGAAAATTGACAATCAGATGTACGCCAATGCCACCAACATTACCACGGCGACGGCGGCGGCGAACAACGCAACCACAGCGGCAGGCGAGGCAAAGACGGCGGCAGAAGAGGCGAAAGAATCCGCCGACAACGCGGCAGGTCTTGCGCAGACCAACAAAACTGATATTGCCAAGCTGGACGGCTATTTCAACGCGCTCGGCGTCACATCATTGCCGACCGCGCAGAATCTCATGTCCAACATCAACGGCAAGGCGGAAAACACCGACTTAACCGCACTGCAAGGTACGGTATCCTCGCTATCCACCACTGTCAGCGGCAAGGCCAACACCACCGACGTGTATACCAAGAGTCAGGCCGATACGACGTTCACCAAGCAGGGCGGATATTCCGGCACCGCGCAGCAGCTGAACCAGAGGATTACCGAGGTCGATGGCAAGATTCACGGCTTCATGCCGTGGCGAAAGACGTACGACAATATCGTTATCGTTGGTGACTCCATCACGCATGGCACGAAATTGTCGTCTACCGCAAAGTCGTGGGGCAATCTTTTCAAAGATTATATCGGCGCGGAATCTGTGCAGAATCTCGCTCAAGATAATGCTGGATTCGTCAACGCTCCCACGTTCCTATCGCAACTTCAGAGCGCGTCCAATAAAGAGGCGGTTACGCACGTGATTATCGCAGGCGGAGCCAACGACAAGCGCACCGCCGACGCTCAGGTGACTACCGCCGTGGTTAATACGCTCAAGTACGCTCTGGAAAATTTCCCGAACGCCACTATTCACGTAGCGCCGGTTATGTTGGGTGTTCAGGGTATTTTCCGATACGGCCGCGGAAATAGCAACGTATGGAGTACTCTCAATGCGATTGAGGCCGGAATCGCGCAGGTGCCCAACGTGCATGAAATCCGGTACGCATGGGAGTGGCTTAATGGCCGTCAGGACTGGGCGTCCACTTCCGGCAGCACGCTCGATACCATTCACCCCAACGACGCCGGACACCAGCAGTTGCTTAGGCTGATGGCGGAATCACTGTTTACCGAAAACAGCGTCCATAATAATTGGTCGGTCGGAGTGTCGGGCGCGGATAATCACGGCACCATCTCGCATTCGTCGTCAACCTGCTCGAATGGCGTCTATGATTTTTCCGCGCAGATTACCGTGGTCAACAATCATCAGGCGTATCAGGGAATTGTGAAAACGTGCTACGGTTTGAGCATGGCCGACAATTTCCACGTCAATGCCTCGTATACCGCCGGGAATGTGTATGCGTCCGTAGATTCAGCAAATATGGGAGTCGTATCATGTACGACAAACATTCCCAACAACACTGAAATCTACATGACGGCGCACCATTACATTGGGGCGTGAGATATAGCACATAACCCGTACCCCACGGCTCCAAGTCGTGGGGTATAATCATATTATGCCAACATTAGACGAATGGTTTGCACAGACCGAAAACTGCTATTGGGATATGGACGGCGCGTATGGGGCGCAATGCTGGGATTTATGGGCCAAATACTCGATGGACATGTACGGGTTGAGTATACAGGATTGCATCACGCCGACCGGCTACGCTGAGGGATGTTATACGCGATTCCCATACACCGCAGCACTCGGCAACGTGTACGAGAAAATGGACGCCAATTATACGCCGGTCAAGGGCGACGTAGTATTCTGGACTTTCGGCGGTCAGATTTACACAGGCTCCCATGTCGCAATCGTATGGAATGGCGTCACTGGCGATAACATCGATGTCTTGACGCAAAATCCGACGCCCGCCGTCCATCAAACGTTACCGCTTTTAAAAGGTTCGCAGTTGCTCGGCTATCTGCATCCCAAGATTTTGCAGCCGGGTGGAACGACGCCGGACAATCCGAACGGAGGCAACCCCACGGGCGGGGATAATCAAGGTTCGGACGTGCCGGGCGGTTCGTCTGCATGGATACAACAACAGGGCGATAATTTGATATATCATTACGGTTCTGGCAGTGGTGGAATGTCGGCGTTGTTCGTCAAGGCCACCGCGCAGAATTGGATATATCGCGGCGCGTTCGGCACGGGTGCGCCGGACGGAGACGGCGGGCAATCGTCTCCCAGTGTAGGTGACGGCGAGTCAAGCTATGCGCTTTATGTGGTGGGCACGGTTGAATCATCACTGCAATGGGATGCGGTGGAGTCTAATCGTCAAGGCATCGGCATCGCGCAATGGAGTTTCGGACGCCGCCTGCAAGTGCTCAACGCCATGAAAGCGGTTGACGCCGATGGATACAGGACGTTCGCAGCGGCTGCCCCGGACATTGCCGCGCTTATGGAATCAGGCGGCACGTTTGACAGGGCAATGACCGGCAGCGAGGTTGCGGCGTTCCAAACGTGGGCGCAACGCACTCAATCTCATGCGGGGCAACGCGCTCAGTTCGCTACGGACTACGAGGGGTATCCGCAAAAATACGACGACGCGAAAATGCAAATACTCTGGACTTGTGCGTATCATCAATCGCCCGCAGGTGCGTTGAACGTGCCGACCGCAACCACGCTTGCGGGATTGCGTGACAACATTCTAACAACATCGCCGTTCGGACCATATGGCACACGATATCAGACCGCCTATAGCTTGCTTAACGTGTGGGATGGAAAGAGCGCGCCGCCAAACTTTTAATAAGCGTGGTACAATGAACCTATGAGTGATATCAACGTGCTTAACGAGAATGATTATTATGACTATGGTAGGGTACTCTCCTATCATAGCCCCTGGATGTTCGTAATCGGAGCACGCGGCCTCGGGAAAACCTATGGTGCCAAAAAACTGGTAATCGGTGACTGGATTAAAAAACGATGGCAATTCATCTATCTACGCCGGACGGCAGAGGAACAGAAGAATAAAGGCACGTGGTTCGCGGACATCGCGGAGCAATACCCGGAACTAGAGTTTAGAGTATCCGGCAATCAGGCCGAATGCCATTGGGCCGATGACCGCGACGCCGTGGCCGACAAGAATGGAAAACGTCGGCCCACTTGGCATATTATGGGATACTTCATTGCCCTCAGCCAAGCAGGACAAGTCAAGTCGGTTGCTTACCCGCGTGTACGCACGATAATTTTTGATGAGATTTTCCCCGATAACATGCGCTACCTTGGCGGCGAGGTCACGGCGCTGGAAGAGTTTTACAATACTGTTGACCGATGGAACGATCGCGTGAGGGTCATTATGTGCAGCAATGCCGTAACCCTCGCTAACCCGTATTTTTCAGCGTTCGATATCAACCTGAAACCGCAGTTGGATAATCGCACGCAATATCAGCGATATTGTGACGGGTTTATTATGGTGGAATTAGCTGACTACGGCGGATTCAGTGCCAAGGTCGCCACATCTAAATTCGGACAGTTTTTACGCAGATATGATGAAAATTATGCGAATTATGCAATCAATAATGATTTTAGAGATAATGCCAATGCTCTCATTAGTGATTTTAATGCCGCCGGATATGCGTTCACATTAAGGACCACCGAATACGGCGTTTTCAACGTGTATCAGCAATTAAGTGACACCGATGAAGTGCTATATATAATCACAAAAAAACAACCGAAAATCACCCGTAATTTTACGTTCGACTATCGACTTGTGGACAATAATTGTATAATGCTCAAGCGCTCCGACGACATGACACAAAAAATATTGAACGCCTATCGCGTCGGTAGACTACGGTTTGGAACCCCGCAAATTAAGGCGGAGTTCAGCATGATTCTTGGCGGCTTGTTGCAACAATCAGGTATAAGAAAGTGAGGATAATAATGACGCAAGCAGACATATGGTGCACCATTGCAGTCATATTTTTTATTAGCACCGACTACGTTACTGGCGTAGCAAAAGCAATCATGCGGGACAATCTGAGTTCGCGAAAGATGCGGGAGGGACTAGGGCACAAGTTCGCCTATCTTATGCTTGTGCTGGTGGCATGGTTCATCGACGAAGTGAACCGGCATGTCGATTTAGGACTGCCAATGTCCGTATTCATCTGCACGGTCGGCGGAGTATGTCTAATCGAACTCACGTCAATCCTCGAAAACGTCACCGAAATCAATCCCGAATTAAAAAACGCGCCATTCATGCAGATTTTCGCCCAATCCACCAACAGCAAGCATAAGGCGGAATGATGGACGGCGTGAAGTGGATAGGCTCGCCAAACCACTACAGTGGACGAGCCGGACACAAGGTCACACATATAACCTTGCATATCATGGCCGGTTTTCTAGCCGGTACTGATAGCGTGTTCTCACGTTCATCCAGTCAGGCGAGCGCGCACTATGGTATCGGCTCAACCGGTGAAATACACCAATACGTGGACGAAACTAACGGAGCATGGTCAGACGCCAACTATGAATCGAACATGTCAACAATCAGTATAGAACATGAGGGTGGCATACCGCAGGCAAAATGCACGCAAGCATGTATTAACGCCAGTGCTCGACTTTGCGCCGATATAGCGCAACGTTACGGGTTAGGCATGTTATGGCATGACGGGACTCGTGGAAACGTATGGCTGCATCGAGAAATCAGCGGTACCGACCACGCCACATGTCCAGACCTCGCACCAAACGGGCTACCATACCAACAAGTAATCGACAAAGCCAACAAGATAATAGGAGGCACAACAATGGCTAGCGCAGGGGATGAAGTTTGGAACTGGGCATACCGCCCAGACGGAAAAAACGCCACACCGGGCGGCAACATGTACAATCTACTCACTTACGAACTGCCGATACGCATTCGTGACAGCATCATGCAATACAATTTCAAAAACACCGCGCCCGGAGGGAATGTTTACAACACTCTTTGTTTTGAAATACCTGGAATGCTAAAACAGCTCACCAAAACAATCGAAGAACAGCAAAAGCAAATCGATGCGCTGACCGAAAAAATCGACAAACTGCAAAAAATCTGACAAATAGTGACAGAGAATAAGTAAAGCCCCTAGGCTTACGCCTAAGGGCTTATTTATTATCTGTCAGTCGCCGTCATCAATCGAAACAGTGTACTTGCGGCACGGGCGACCTTTCCTAGACAAACACCGCTCGGTTTCAACGTAATCATAATCGTAGCTCAAAGAAAGTTCGATAACCGCTGCAAGGGCGGACTCGAACGTGACAACGGTATCATCAAAACAACCATTATCGCGGACGGAAGTTTTGGACACGCCTTCGATGCAAACCTCATACCAATCATCCTCTTCAAGTTCGATAACATAAGCGTTAAAATTAATCATTTTTTTTACCACCTTCCTTATCGGTTGACACTCACATCATACCACACCACAAAAAACAACACACCGAAAGACGCAAAAAAATGCACGCAAAACAACACGCGGAATTGAC